CAAGATCCTGAAGAATGGTGGCAGAACAAGTTAGCAGAAGTATTCTCAAATGTTAAATCATTATATGCTTATGCTAAAGGTGATTCATTAGTCAATGGTCGACCACTTGGAGCAGCAAAGATTCTTGCTCGCGCTGGGTACGGAGAATCAATTGAAGCAGGAACATTTGAACTTGATAATAAAACATCAATTGATATTTCCGAAGATGAAGCTAACCTATTAAATAAAATGTTTGAAGAATTAACAGAAACAAATTCCAAAGATATGTACGGTGTTATGGTTGCTGATGAAGCAGGTTTTAACGAAATACTAGAATTTGCTAAGGAGAACCTATCATGAATTTAATTACAGAATATACAGATCATTCCGTAGAGGTAATTACTGAAGCCAAAGATAATGGCAAAAAGAATTACTTTATCGAAGGTATCTTTATGCAAGGCGATATCAAAAATCGCAACGGAAGAATTTATCCAAGTAAAACGCTTGAGGCCGAAATGGGTCGTTATCAAAAAGAATTTATTGAAACAAAGCGTGCACTTGGAGAACTAGGTCACCCTGATGGTCCACAGATCAACGGGGATCGCGTTTCACATCTAATTACTGAGATGAGACGAGACGGCAACGATTTTTATGGTAAGGCTAAAATCTTATCAACACCTATGGGGGAAATCGTCAAGAGCCTATTAGACGAAGGAGTAAAGATCGGGGTTTCGACTCGCGGTCTTGGTTCGGTCAAGGCAGGTAGAGATGGAGTTATGGAAGTCCAAAAGGATTTTCATCTTTCTACTGTTGATATTGTTACTGACCCTTCAGCACCAAATGCGTTCGTAAATGGAATCATGGAGAACGTAGAGTATTACTACGATATTGCTTCTGGAAATTGGAGAGCTCAACAAGCTATCGTCGATATCCAAGAAGAGGTCGAGAAAAAGATTAATCGTGTAGTAAGAACTATTGATGAAGAGACGGCAACAAGAATGTTTCAAACATTCGTCCAATCTTTGAGAAACTAAATTTTTATAAATAAATAAAGTAAAGTTTATTATAAAAGATATTTGTAAGATAAACAAATTTAAAGGAGAAAATAAATGGAAAACGTAGAAGAAAAATTCGTTTCCGACGATGGTATCTCAGAAGTACCTGCTGCTGTAACACCTGAGGGTGGAGAAGGTAAAAAGGACAAACTGAAGAAGACCACTACCGACGAGCCAAAAGGCGCAGTTGATGCCAAGAAAGTAATTCCTGGTCAAGCTGATGCTGGTAAGCCTGTTCCTACTGCTGAAGAAACTGAAGTTGACGCTGAAGTTGAAACTGTAGAAGAAGTAGTAGTAGAATCTTCAATTGAGTCAATCATTGAAGGCGAAAATCTATCAGAAGAATTCAAAGGCAAGATCAGTCTTGTATTTGAAGCCGCATTAAACGAAGAAGTAAACAAAAGAACTGAGACAATTCGTGAAGAATTAACTAAGTCTTTAGACGAATCACTTGAAGAAGCAGTTGCTGAGAAATTGGATACTGTTACTGAAAACGTTGATAAGTATTTAGATTACGTTGTTGCTGAATGGATGTCTGAGAATGAAATCGCAATCGAATCCGGTATTAAGGTTGAGATGGCGGAATCATTAATGTCAGGTCTTAAGAACTTATTCGTTGAACATAACGTTAGCGTTTCAGAAGAAACTGTTGATGTTGTGGAAAACTTAGAAACAACAGTATCTGAGTTGGAAGGGAAAGCCAATGACTTAGTAAACGAGAATATCGAATTACAAAAAGAAATTGCCACTTTCAAATCAGGACAAAAATTTGACGAAATTTCAGAAGGACTATCTGTTAATCAGGTAGAACGTTTGAAAGTATTGTCTGAGAAACTTGATGTGGAAGATCTCGATGCATACGCAGAGAATCTTTCAGTAATTAAGGAATCATTCTTCAGTGACAAGCCTATTGTGGAAGCAACTGGTAATGTTCAGGAAGAGAGTGATGAAATTATTCTAGAGGAACAGGAAGTGATTAAACCAGCTTCTGATTACACCTCTATTAATGCTCTAGTTGAAGCTTTCAACACTAAGAAGTAATTAGAATAATTAATTTGGTTTTTAAATTAAATTTTAATTTTAAATAAAGGAGATCCAAAAATGGATAACTATACAAGACTAGTGGAAAAGTGGGAGCCTATCTTAGCGCACGAATCTTTTTCACCAATTACTGACAAACACAGGAAAGCAGTTACAGCTACTATCCTGGAAAATACAGAACGTGCTTTAGCCGAAACTGGTGACTTATCAGCAAACATGACTTCGTTGCTTTCAGAAGCCCCTACTAATGACGTCGGTGCAACCGGTGGATTTACAGGCGCATCTGCTGCAGGCGGTCCTGGTGCTGGTTACGATCCAATTCTTATCTCATTGGTAAGACGTGCTGTACCTAACATGATTGCTTATGATATCTGTGGCGTTCAGCCTATGACTGGTCCTACAGGACTTATCTTCGCAATGCGTGCAAAGTATGGTACACAAGCTGGCGACGATGCATTATTCAACGAAGCCGATACTGATTTCGGTGGAGCTGGTACTCACGCAAATACTTTACCTGGTGGCGCTGTCACTTCTGGTACTGGTATGGGTACTGCAGCTGCTGAAGCCCTAGGCGACGGTGGTGGTACTAACTATGCAGAAATGGCCTTCTCAATCGAGAAAGTAACTGTTGCTGCTAAGACTCGTGCTCTAAAAGCTGAATACACTACTGAGCTTGCTCAGGATCTTAAAGCTGTTCACGGACTTGACGCTGAAACTGAATTGGCTAACATTCTTCAAACTGAAATCTTAACTGAGATCAACCGTGAAGTTGTTAGAACAATTTATGACACAGCTGTTGTCGGTGCTGCAGGCGCTGCTACTCCTGGTACTTTCGACCTTGACGTCGATGCCAACGGTAGATGGTCTGTTGAGAAGTTCAAAGGTTTAATGTTCCAAATCGAGCAAGAAGCTAACGCAATTGCTAAAGGAACTCGTCGTGGAAAAGGTAACGTTGTTATCTGTTCTTCTGATGTAGCCTCTGCTTTACAAATGGCTGGTGTATTGGATTACACTCCTGCTTTAAACAGCAATACTCTTGAAGTTGATGACACAGGCAATACTTTTGCTGGTGTTCTTAACGGACGTTTCAGAGTATACGTTGATCCTTTCGCAGGTGCTAACTACTTAGTAGTTGGTTACAAAGGTTCATCTGCATTCGATGCAGGTTTATTCTACTGCCCATACGTACCGTTACAAATGGTTCGTGCGGTTGGTGAGAATAGCTTCCAACCAAAAATTGGTTTCAAAACCCGTTATGGTATGGTTGCGAATCCTTTTGCACAAGGTGCAACTCAAGGTCTCGGCGCTATTACTGCTGATACTAACAAGTACTACAGAAAAGTTACAATCTCTAACTTATTCTAAGTCTCGTTAATAAAAAGAGTTTAGGTTAACTAAACCACTTTGGGCAACCTCTTCGGGGGTTGCCTTTTTTTATCTCTTGGAGAATGTAAATCATGACTATTGTATTTTGGGTTATTCTTGCCGTAGGAACTATAAGTGCAACGAATAACACGATTGAATTGAATAAGAAATGCAAAATAGAAGTAGAACAAGAAATTTCAGAAACTGTTCGCGAATGTAAACAGTATTACTTTGATACGAAAATCAAAAGCGGATGGTAAATAGAATTGGCAACTCAAGGGTTGCCTTTTTTATGCAGCGCAGTTTATTTTTTTGAGAAGTATGTTCTTATTGTAAAGATACGGATATAGGCAACCAGAGTCATTACTAGAGTCACTAGAGTGCCCAACATGATAGGGTCAGTTATACCTAGATGTTCTATATAGATGAACAATAAAAAGAGATTGAGAGGATAATTGATAGCCAAACCGGTGGCTATTTGAAAAGAAGTTTCTTTGTGGATTTGTTTTGTTTGTGGTTTCATATTAATTGCGAACCAAGCATTTGTCCTAGTTCTTTGTATTCCTTGAAGGGTGCAGATTGAACTGCTATTTTATTCGTCTCAAAGTTCTTTGCGATAATCTTTATGTTATCTCCATCACAAACAGAAACACTACCTACTGGTGTTTGACAAGTTCCGTCTATTTCTTTGAGCATATACTTTTCAGCCATTGCCATATACCAAGTATTCCAATGATTCATATTTGATAGAGCGCCTTTCATGCGATTATCAATTCTCATCTGTAAAGCAATAACACCTTGACCTGGAGCAGGCATCATATCAGCAGTTCCAAATAATCTACTTACTCTATGACTAAGCAACGCGGCATCAAGTCCTGCGACTGCTACACATATTGCATCATACTCTCCATTGTCCACTTTATTAATACGTGTATCAAGGTTACCACGAATAGGAACTATTTCTGCATTTGGATATAAGTCTTTAAGCTGTGCAATACGTCTTGGACTACTTGTACCGATTGTTCTTGGATTTACTTCATTACCAACTAAACAATCTCGTACATCTCCTCGTCTTACAACACAAGGGATTTCAAGTAAATGATCGTTATCTCGAGTGAGATCCTTGAATGCATGACAAGCGATATCTATATCACCGTCTATTAAGGCTTGTTCTATTTCTTTTGTAAATACACCTTTACCACCCATCTCTTCAATAGAGGTCGTTGGATTAAGGTCTGCCGTGGAATCTATAAGGACAGTTTCTAATTGCATTTGTATTGCTTCTTTAGCAATCCCTGTATAGACAAGTGCAAGTTTGGATTTTCGCGTACCAATTTTTGGAATCATTATATGTCCTAAAAGAAAGGCTGGTTGACTTGATCTCTGAAAGAGTTTATTAGTGAGTCTTTGAGATTCGTAGTCAACCAGCCTTAAACTGAAATTGAGTCGACTGGCTGGCCTCGGACTTATATCTTACTTCGTAAACTTCAGACGCCCATAGTCATGTTTCATACTATGATTTGAAAGAAGAAGATCCTAGACTGCCGTCCTGTGTCGTCTTAACTGCAAAGTCAAAACCTATCTCTTTTCAGACTGCGGGGTTTCTCTCCCACTTCGGTATCGAGTGTTTCTACATACCCGAGCTCGCCTCAGTCTATATTGACTCGTTCTATCCCACCATATTATCTCACTTCCTGAGCGGCCTTCCTCGAGCTGCCGTATGGGTTGTCCACCTTATGTCTCAGTAGCATCTGTTTGATAAGAACAGCTTTTATTACTACTGAAGTATCTCTGCCGCGTAGGTAATTGCATTTTACCATTTCTCTTGCGGAGCAGGGGTGTTTCCCTCAATATACGATTATTATATCATAGTTGACTAAAGATGTCAATAGATATAATGAAAATAAATGAAATTAATTTTCTAAGAGATA